TCCTACAATCGACATATCTGTAAGACATGTAATTTCAAAACTGTCTGATATTTGATCGGCAAATACTTTTTTGTGCAAACCTGAACATAAATAAAAGTCTTCATTTAGCGTTGGGTTTGTTGATTCAGCCGTCCAAATTTTTGCACGGTCTTCATCAAATGCGTCATTTGCAGGACGGTAATATTTACCACCTACATTTACCGCATCTCTTTGCCATTGGTGGTTAAGTGGTGCATAACCAAATGTTCCATCTGGTGTTGCGTGATTTACGTCAGCGTGGTCATTTTTTACAACTGACACTTTTTCTGGGTCTAATACATCAGAAAGATAGTTTGGTAACGTATCTGGATCTGTTGTATATAAGAAATAATCTTTCTTACGTTCCCAAAGTTGTTCTGGCACTATTTCGGCAGTTATCATTATAACGCCGCCAGTATTCATAGCTGGTGTTCTAATTGACATGTCAATTGTTGCCATACCATTTGTTGCTGACTTATCCAAGTTTGCGCCATCTGTGGCATAACGTTGGTTAAATCCTATCATTGCACGTTGACGACCCAATAATATTGGTTGCTTTAATGCCTCTTCAGGAACTCTAATTCCTGACATAAGCAAATCAATTACGTGTTCGTCGTCAATACCATCATACTTTGCTCTTAACTTAGCAAAGGCCGCTGTTTTACGTGCTTGTTCAATGTCAGCTAATGACATTGTTGCGTTCCCGCCAGTAGTTAATTCAGCGTACATTTCATCAAATAAATACATATCACCTTGATCTACTACGTCTGAAGCAGTCATACCTGGTGATATTGCATTTCCTGATACAGCATCATTATTTGTTGCTGTACCCCAACCTGAATCACTTAAATATTTAGGTGCTTTAATTGGTGCCTGAAATGTAAGTCCGGCAAGTGTAACTTGTCCGTCAATTAAATTTTGATCATAATCTGGAACAATATTTTGCATTCCATTATTAATCCAAAACGCGTCGGCTAAACTATGATCAAATACGTTTCTTAATGGTAACGATTTTGATCGTGCCTTGCGTCTATGATTAACAATTGTATTATATGCTTCAACTATTGTTGAATTAAAAGATGTTGCTTCAGTATGAATACCCATTGTTTGATAAAAAGTTTTTGTCTTGTGATCGTCATTTGTATCATACATTTGAGCGTATCCCGGACTATTATTTGAAACGCTACCTGTAGGTTCATAATAAGCCTTATTACTTTCAAAAAATGGTACTATAGATCCTGCTGCGCCATTTTCTTTTTTATATGATCGGTTTAATTCGTCCATTGATCCGTTAAAACGATCAAATGCTAACATTGGGACGAAATGAGCGTACAATGTTACGCCAACACCATTCATTAACATTTCTGATGTTTCCATCATTTCAACGTTCATGCGGATTTTACCGCTTTGCACGCCGTCTTCACGGTGTAGCCATTCGTATTTCAACGGCAGGATTTTTCCTGCATCGCCTGACGTCAATACTCGACCTTTTGCAGATCGGCGCGATTTCTGTACAGCAATCGGGCTGTTTGGTATTAGTTCAGTCATTCTCATTTGCGTTTTCTCCTTGCAATGATTTTAGTTATAATTTTTCGTATTTTTTTACACTTGGCGCACATTATGGAAATAATTCTTCCATAATTTTTTGTTGCTGATTTATTGGCACACCTGATATTTTACTGTAGTAATCAGGTTCACTTTCCAACTTTGGTTTCTTACGTTGGTGTCCAATTAATGCCTCAAATTGTTGCAACGATCTGTCTAACTGTTGGCCAGTAAATTCAGATGCTAATGCTTTTGTAATTTGTGCCTGTGTTGGTATTTTTCCTGTTTTTTCAAATTCACCCATAATATTGTTTAATGATTTTTTTAGGGCAGGGGGTAACCCCTTTATTAATTTTGTAAAACCAGATGCAGGTACACCATTTTGATATGAATATTGTAAACCCTGTACTATCATTGAACCCATTGCTTCGCTTAATTGGGTTTCCATTAATTCTGGGTTTATACCCATATATAGTACTTTTTGCTTACCTTCCATACCACCTGTTGTGATTGGAACTAACATTGGTACTGCATGTTTTTCAATAAAATCGTTTGCAGAACTTTGTCCTGACATTGATTTTGCACTTGCTAACAAATTTTCTGTACTTGCGTTAACATTTGCAAGCTGTGCTTGTTTCATTTTTTTATTGTAATTTGATTCAAGTATACTTGGTATTCCTTGTGCAAATGTTTGAAAAAATGCCCCACTGGCTAAATTGCCAGATGGGCCTTTTGTACTACCTTGACCGCCTGTTGCTCGTAGTACTGTTAATGGGTTAAACCCATTTTGCTCTGCTTCGCGTCTTAATTTAGCTAAATCTAAATCATTTGCTCCTTGCATAGCTTTTGCTGTTTTGCGTGCGCCTAATGCGCCTATTGCCGCTGTGGCTATTGCTCCCCACATATTATATAACTCCCGCATTTAACAATGTATCCGAGAATAGGGCTAAACCCATTACTATTCCCGCTATCGTTGCTATTATGATGTCTTTTAATTTCATTTGATCCACCTCCGTGTTATGAGGTCTATCGATACTCCCGCTAAAGCGGTAAATCCCAAAACGATACTTTCAGTTGTACCAACTGCTATTCCTGCGCCCGCAAGCGAAGCGCCAAGCATAGTACCACATCTAGTGATAATCGGTTTTAGAATTTGTTTAATTAGTAGTAATTGCAATTTTTACTCCTTCTTTTATAGAAGGGTCAAAACGCTCAATGGCCGATAATATATATTATGATACCATTATGAGACTCGTTGTGTTGACCCATACGTTTTTATAGCTTTGTACATTTGTAAATGTAAAGCACTTTTTTTAAAAATGTATCATTTTTTTACTTTTAACACCAAGGTACAAATGTTTTTTTAGACCCTGATCCCCCAGTAGGGGTGTTTTTTTTGGGTCTGTCCTTACACCTTATCCGCAGATCTCTGACCGTAAAGTTTTTCGGGGATTTTTTCCGCTTCGCTAGATCCCGTTCGGGAGGTGGTGCGGCTGTTCGCTCCCGTTGTTCATCGGGTGGACTATATATTTCTATATTTCGTCCAATTCCGCGTACTGTACTTCGGCGTAGGATCGCCGTCGTTGTATTTGTTGTCCTTGTTTTATTGTTTTTATTACTTCGGGTCTTTCTTCGTGCCATTCGTCGTTCTCCGTCACTATATGTATGCCTGTTTTGTTTTTATTATCCCAATAACATATTGGTATTCCGTCATACGTTGCTTCTACTAATTCTATATCTTTAAATATTCCGTCTCCTTGTCCTTCGATCCATGGTTCTACATATTTTACAGGTTGATAATGCAATCTTTCGTACAGTTCTTCGTCCGTGTACTCTATTTCCGTTATATCGTCGTAATAATCTGTTACTAATTCCGATAACGGTTCGTGAGAGTATCTATCCTCCCACTCTTTGACAAAAGTTTCCATAAAATTTTCTCTTGTTTTTCCTTGCATCATAAACCCTTTTTCTCTGTTTTTATAATCCCTTACGTCGCCAAACTTATAAAAATATGTTTGTGGGACGAGGGCTTGTTCAACGTGTTGCTTCGCTAACTGTTGAAAAAACTCGTGGCCTAGTGGTGGTTTTTTGCTCATAGCCAAATGGCTATCACTTTGCCTTGATGTCTGATCTTTCAGAACATATTTCAGGCAATATTCAAAACCTTTCCAATCCGGTTCTTGAAAATAACTGAAACCATGTTTCCAATATTTCCAATCTACCCTTTTGTTTGACGTCACTTCTGGCCAACTATCCTTAAAGAATAGTATTATATGCCAATGTGAGCGTCCTTTTGCGCTACCGTATTCTCCGGTAACGATGTAACGACATTTATGTTTTTTACGCAGTCTTTTAAGAAAATCCTGAACGTCTTTATAAATTAACGTTACTGCATTAACGCCTTGGTCTCCGTTATACGTTAATGTTACAGCGTAAGTTTTTTTCGAAAACTTACTTTCGGCAATGCATCTTCCAACGTAATCGTTAACTCTACGTTTGCGGCATTGCCAGCATTCGCGACACCCAACTTCCGTCCCATCATCTAATTTTACTGGTGCTATGCACATAATTTACTGCTGTTCCTGTAGTTTGGTGTCACTAAATGCATATCTTAACAAGGGTAGGGATATCTGGTCGGCAAACGGAACTCCAATACTTGGAGTTTCCGTTCCGTTTGCCTTGTGTAAGTTATTCAACTTACTGTTTTTTATTTGATTTGGTCTTGCCAATTGTCTATTTCCCAATGAGCTGGGTCCCAGAAATTCCAATCATGTCCTGAGTCCAATTTAATATTGCGTTTGCGTGCAACTTCTTTGCCGATTGCAACCATGCAATCCCACTCTTTTTTACTTAAATTCCAACCACGGGTTGCGTGAATAATATCCACGGCCATTCCGTACTGATGTGCTCCAAATCCGGCAGATGCTTTGCTTCTGCCTTTATCAAATAACTCTTGTTGTCGTTCTGCAGACCGTACAAATTCAAACGCTCGGATTGGTATATTCCGTCGCTTCATTGCTTTGGAAAATGCTTTCCAAAACTCAATTATATCGGGATGTACCCCTACATAATCGTTTTCTGTTTGCTGAATTTTAACCCAGAGTGATTTTGATGCATTAGGTTCTGCTAATGATCTTGCCGCTTCTACGTGTGTTTTATGCACCAGTTCATCACGGTGCCAAAACTGGATACGGTCTATAAACCGTATCCAGCGTAGAAACTTACTCGGGGGTTTCTCCTGCATCTTCTGTTTCTGCCTCTTGTGGCGCTTCAACTACTGTTTCAGCTTCTGCTTTAATTTTTGCTACTTCTGCTCTTAAAGCTGATCTTTCAGCTTCTAATTGTGCATTACGTTGCGTTTCGTTGTGTTTCATAAATGCAACCATTCGATCAAATTCAGTGCTGTTGTTTACACGTGGCTCGATAGACGTGTAGCTAGGTTCATCGCTATTTTGTACTGATTGATCGATATCTGGTATATTTACAAATACTGCCGCTGATTTTTCAGCTTTAATTTGCACATACGTTGTGGCGGGTGCTGTATATTGAATTTCTGTTTTTCCGTTTGATGTTCCCACCAATACGGCGTCAGACATTTTGTTGTCGTTTGCAACCCATAATTCGATATTACTGTTTGCAGTTACTTCAAACTTTACATGTCTTGGTTTGCTTGATGCAAATTCAATTACGTCGCCCGCTTTTGCTTGTGACCATTTATTTATATTGCCGTGTTTAATTCTGTTCATTTCATTTTCCTTTTTAAATATATGCGGGGTAGGGGAGGGCTACCCCGCATTTTATCACTTAACGATACGCGAGGAATCGACTTGTGAAGTGATTGTGTCGTAATCAGATGTTGCATCAGTTTCTTGTAGACCTGCACCGAATACGGTGTTTCCTACAATCGACATATCTGTAAGACATGTAATTTCAAAACTGTCTGATATTTGATCGGCAAATACTTTTTTGTGCAAACCTGAACATAAATAAAAGTCTTCATTTAGCGTTGGGTTTGTTGA